GGCGGCAAGGGTCAGGCTTTGGTTAAGCAAACTGTTTCTAATAATCTCCAAGACCTCCCGCAGGTATGTGCTAGACGTGGGAATAAACAGGCTGGACTCAAGGAAAAAGACCTTATAGGAATCCCTTGGCGGGTCGCTTTTGCCTTGCAAGCGGATGGCTGGTATCTACGTCAAGACATTATTTGGAGCAAGCCTAACCCTATGCCTGAGTCTGTTAGGGATCGTTGCACCAAAAGCCATGAGTACATCTTTCTGCTATCCAAAAACTCCAAGTACTACTTCGATAACGAGGCTATTAAAGAGCCTGTTAAAGAAGACTGGGGGACTAGGGACAGAAGTGATGGCAAGTACCACAACGAGGGATCGGGTCTTAGCCCCCATTCGGGACTAGAAAAGAGTTACGAGATGGCTAATAAGCGGTCTGTATGGACTGTTACTACCAAGCCATTCAAAGGTGCTCATTTTGCCGTATACCCGCCTGAGTTAATTGAGCCTTGCGTTCTTGCAAGTACCAAAGTTGGAGACATTGTGCTAGATCCTTTTATGGGATCAGGAACTACGGCTGCCGTAGCACAGCGTTTAAACAGGATGTATCTTGGCAGCGAGCTGAACCCTGAGTATGAAGCATTACAAAAAGAAAGACTTAAACAACCATCATTGGAGCTACTATGAAAACATTATTAGAAACCCTTTGGGACTTTGCTTGCACGGTTGCCCTTTGGTTTGCGCTTATTTTTGTATTTTTTATTGGGTTATTCCTGATGGGATTAACCTTTAAAGTAATTGCAAATGCGTTTATGGCTGGGTACTACTTATTATGAATACCTTTCATCAAGATCTAGAGCGGGGCAAGGCTATAGAAAGAAAAGCCTTGGAAGTGATACGTAAAAAATACCCCTCAGCTAGTTTGATTGAAGCATTTAAAGGCTATGACATTTGGATACCTGAGTTGCATAAATCGGTGGAAGTGAAGTATGACCCGATGAGTAACGAAACAGGGAACATTGTTGTGGAGATTGAAATGAATGGCAAAGCCTCTGCCCTGATCACCACGACTGCCGACTACTGGCTATTTTATGATGACCACGTGTTTATGCTGATCAAGCCTATGAGCATCGTGAATTGTATTTTCCAGCAAAAGATGCAGTACGTTGACTTTATTGGGACTGGTGACAGATCCTCTAAGAAAGCTTTCCTAGTACCAAAAAAAGTACTTTTTAAATGTGGCAAACAACTGGAGAAGTGATGACAACATTTACAACTGAAGATCGTTTAAACGCAGAGAGTGTACTGGGGGTGTCCAGCAAAGTTTCTAAAAAAGATTTGCTGAAGTCTAGTCCTAGTTGCACACCTTATATGACATCTACTGGCATTCAAATAGGGAAGTATTATCAACCGCCTAAGTATGTGGAGGGAGATGGCGATATGTTAAGAATACAGTCTTACCTCATCGGAGATCCTGCCGTGCTTAAACGGCAATACTGGCTTGGATTGGCTGGCAAATTTGCAATTTTGTTAGTTGTATTCTCTATAGTGTTGGTGAGCAAATGATTACGGTACTTGTAACTATATTTGCCCTAATAGGTTTTTTTGTTACGTGTTTTTTTCTTTATGTATTATTTACTATTTGTTGGGAGAATTAAATGGAAAAAGAGCCAGTACCTTTTGGCGGTTGGATGGAGCACGGTGAGCATACACACGACCCTGTAAATCATCCTAAGCATTACACCGCCCACCCATCGGGGGTGGAGTGCATTCAGATTACCGAGCACATGGGATTCAATCTTGGCAACGCTATGAAATATATATGGCGGGCAGACGAAAAAAACAATGCGGTAGAAGACTTGCGCAAGGCGGTTTGGTACGTCCAGCGTGAGATAGCCAAACGCATTAAGTAACGTTTAAACATGGCGACCAAAGATGAAAAAGATCACTTTAGAAAGCTTGCGGAATTCGGGTGTGCGCTCTGCCACCACCTTGGCTACGAAGGGACTCCAGCGGAAATCCATCACATTAGACGAGGTGGCATACGAAGCCAGTCTCCTGTTATCCCGCTCTGCACGGAGCATCACCGAGGAAATTCCAGTATTCACGGATTGGGTAGAAAGTTGTTTGAGCGAACCTTTCAAACGACAGAAGAGGAACTCTTGGAAATGGTATCAGTCAAGTTCCCGCCACCAAACTTATAAGGAAATAAAATGATTGAAACAATAGTAAAACCTCAGCCATTAGATAACGACATTGCGGTAGTTAAGATTCTCCAGCTGATGGGACAGCTAAGTTTAAACGACATACAGTATGTATTAAAAGTTACTTTACAAGTTTATGGAAAGGTAAAAGAACATGACGTGGAATCTTCGGTTAGTTGAGATAGTGGCAGAGGGATGCCAAGATGAGCGGTACATTGAGCTTAGGGAAGTGTTTTATGATCAGTTTGGCAAGCCTATTGGTCATGGGAAAGCCACGGCTGGTGGCGAAAATGTAAAAGAAGTTAGGCAGTATTTGACGTGGGCTTTAGAAGCTTTAGATAAACCAATTTTAGATTTTAAGGAATAGCATGAACATTTCAGTAGAAATTACAAAGGAGAATAAAGATGGTTCGGCTGACGCTGTCGTTAAATTCGACAAAAAAGGACTTGAAGTCCTCGTCCAATGGGGAATTGTTGCTATGCTTACCAAAGCAATTGATGAGTACAAAGTTAGACCCGATGAAGCTGAAATATCTCTTCAACCCTGCTCTAAAAGGGCGGTTACCAAAAAAGCTACAAAGAAAAAATGAGTTCTAATCTGATCATTATTACTGGCTTGATCTATATTTATATCTGTGTTGAACAAGCTATAAAAGGGGATTCTGGTCTGGCTTGTATGTATGCTGGATATGCTTTTGCCAATTATGGCGCTTACTTGATTGCTACTAAATAGGAGAAAAGAATGAGTTTATGGGATGCATCAAACGACATAGAAGAATTATCATACAAACTTTCTAATCTACGAAATATTGTTGAACTTATAGCGGAGAGTGTGGAAGATCCGCATAGTGGTGCTCTTTGGGCGGTATACGGCATGATGGATGATCTACAAAACAAAATGTATAGCCAAGCGGAAAAGGTTATGGAGTTGCATAGAGCAGAATCTAAGAAAGCAAAAAAGTGAGCTTTACATTAACTTGTGGGTGCAAAGTAGAGAGCCAAAGCTGGGGAATCTTTTGTGAGTGGGACACCGAAACCAAGGAATGTGATCCAGCCACCGCATATGGGGTGTTGTGTGCAAAACATTACAAAGAATATGAAGCAAGACCAACAGAAGAGGTACAAAAGAAATGAGTTTTACAATCATGCAGCATGATGGCATGAAAGTCATTCAATACTTCTTTAATATAGATGAGCTTATTAAATCCATGCTCAAAAACCCTAAAGACACCTACCACCGCAATATGTAATGTTGCCCGAACGGTGCATTTGTAAAAAAAAGTAGCGTAAATTACACAAAAGTTACCGAACGGGGCATTTTGTATAAAAAAGTTGTATCAAAGCTCTAAGGGATCGAAGCCCAGCTCCGTTGCTACTAAGCGGCATCGATCTCTGAATGGCTTACCGTGGTGTAGCCACTTGTCGCCCTTTTGCCTATAAAAACTCATGTGAATCATCTCATGGGCTAGGGTGGTAAGCATAGTGTAATAGTGACCGCATCTAGCAGAAGATATGGTGACGTTGTGCTCGTATTCTTCTCCAGTATCGTATAAATAAGTCCCCATCAGCTCTGGGTCAGACGTAACAACAAACTCAATCTCCTCTGGTAATGGCATTTTCCATTTGGTAAAAGGGTAGCAACAGTACAGAGAAGCGTATAAATTGCGTACTACATCTGCGTTGAGCTTCATGTTTAAACCTTGTTTATACAACCTCGAAATTCAAATTCATCCTCTCCCGAAACCATAATCATTTCAGGCATTAACATCCTGCCGTCTTCCCACGACAACATTACGAATCCTGACCGCCAATCAGTTGGGGCATCTTCTGTGTAATGCACGAAGCAGTCTGATTTAGGGTTTGCAAGGCATCCAGTTTGCACCCCCCATCTCGTTCCATTATAGTCAGTGATCGGAAAGGTGGAGAGATTGTGCGTGTGCCCTGTAATCATATTACAGCCGCTGTTTAAACTGTTGCCCCTTGTTGCGCCAAAACCACCCTTCCAACGGTGTTTAATCACGGTGTCTTCGTTTACCCAAAATGACCAGCACGATTTCCACATTGGGAAGTGGTCTTTAAGGGAAAACCCTAATACTCCCTCGTAGGTTGCGCTACCGTTATTTGCGAGAAATGTCTCGAAGCGAGCATCATGGTTGCCTAAACACCACACTAATTCAGTGTTTTTACTGGCTACCGCCTCAATGCCGTCCATCATTTGTTTGCAGGCATCAAGCTCTTCTTTGACTGTAGGTGTTTTAGACCAGTTGATTCTTTGATGCTTGCTAACCTGACTGCCATCAAAAATATCTCCGTTGGCTACGATAACCTTGATTTCATGTTTAAACGCTTTAATCATCACCAGAAGAGCTTTGTATGCAGTTGTTACTTCGTCAGGCTGGAAGTGGGCATCACTAAACACGATTACCCGACCTTTTTCAATGTCTATTCCCCGCCTGACGTGACCGTCAGTCTCTTCAATTTTTTTTATTATTCTTTTTGCGCCGTTGGGATTGCCAGGTCTTTGTGGGTTGGTAGTGGGCAATTCAATATTGTATTTAAACTCTACAGCACGCCTTCTTGAAAGGGCAGATCTAATACCTATACGCAAATGTTGCGCCACTAATTGCGGTGAACCCAGTTCTTTCCAGACGGATATAAAATCTTCATCCGTAACGTAATAAGTTGACATCAAAAGCCTCCGTAAATTGTTGAATTACAACAACAAATAATATACAACTTTTGTGACAAAAGGCGACTTATTTATCGAATTCCCAAGGTGTTTGCTAATCTGACACCCTGTTCTGCGACCCGATTGTATTGGGCGGTTAGCTTATTAACCATTTCTCTACGCTCATCGGGCGGGATATTTTGATTGTTGTTAGTGGCTTCAATTGCCTTGCGGATAGCAGTCATGGATGTAGCCACCCTACGCAGGGCGGGAGCGGATGCCATGAGCTTACGCTTGTCTTCATCTTGCATTAGCTCTACTGCTTGTGCGCCTAGACCAGACTTTGTCATATCGCTAAATTCTTGCGCTACTTGATTGGCAACTTGTGATATTTGGTAGAAATCGGCAACGGCTTTGTCTGAGTTTGGATCAGTTAAGAATGCCTTGAAGAACGGTTGTCTAGCCAAGTTCTTAGAGGTAGGCTCTTTGCCCTGTACTGTAGTAACAAGATGATCAGCCAAGGAGAATGTAAATGTACCAGCCTCTGCAAAGTAACCCTGTACCAAGGCATCAATCTTGGCGGGAGACAGACCTATTGCACCCAAGCCAGATTGACTGAGGAACTTAGCGGTTTCACTAGCGTTTCTGCCACGCATCTCAACTGGCAGTCTGCCTTCGCCAATACTCTCAATTGGGTTGCCAGTAAAGAATGAGTAGTTAGTAATGACTTCCAGAGCAGGTTTAATGCCTTGCGGTACAGGAACTCCACCAGTAGGTATGTTGTGTAAGAAACCGTCCTTATACGACTTAAGAATTTCTTTACCTGTTGCGTTTCCAGCCAAGCCACGTATAGCCACCTCTGGCAAGGTCTTAAACATGAATCCAACCTCATACGGCACGGCTACTTTAAGGAAGCCTTCGCCTAATGGGTTCTTGATCAGCCAGTTATTGTCCTTGATGTAATTAGGTAACTTCTGATACTCCTCATCGTCTTGCATCAACATAGCGTAGGCGATGCTGCTGCCAAACATTATGGCTGCACGCTGTTTAAACAGCTTCTGTGCAGCAGCCTTTTCTGCTGGTGGCAAGTTGTAACCTGTAGCCGCACGGTATACGGTATCCAAAGAAGTGATGGATGCAGAAAGGAACGGAATCATCTGGCGCAGAGCGTTTAAAGTCTCTGAATTGCCATGAACCATAAAGTTAATGGACTCACGGGCTTTCATAACAGCGAAGTTAACAGCTTGCTCTTCGGTCATGCCCTTGTCTAAACCAGCCTGCTTTTCCTTCTTAAAGATGGCTACACGAGTAGATGCGTCAGATGCTTCATGCATCTGCATTAACTTGTGAAAGAGCTTGTTTAAATTACCTTTAGGAAGTTGTTCTTTACCAGCTTGCTCAAGATAAGAGTGTAAATCTAGGGTGCTATCGTATTGCCCGATAACTCCACGTTCAGCCAAAATACGAGCCTCTGGAGAGTTCTTTGCAATTACGTTGATAAACTCCTTGGCGGAGTGGAATGGGGTTACGATGCCGCTATTGGCTACTAAAGAGGCATGAATTGGATCACGGATAAGCTGACGAATCCAGAACATTGGGTTAATCAAAGCAGTAGCACGGAGAACGTTAGTAGCACCGCCAAAGAATTTAAGTATAGGGGTTAACTCATAATGGAATGTTTCAAATGCGGCTAAGTCTATGGGGTTAGTCACAATGGTATGAACTACACCATCTTTATCAGCCAATGGATTAGAGTAATCTTTATATTTTAAGTTGATGCCCTTTGTTGCTGGCGCTCCAATTTCTTTACCATTTTTTATTCTGGTTGGAATTGTAGCGGCTTCATGAAGCATCAACTGTTGAACCGCAATCTTACGTACTTGGTTTTGATAAGCCGCCGCCAACATTGATGCATATTGCTTATCAATGTTTTCCCAAAGGTTGCGTTCTAATGGAATTGGATTTCCATTTTCATCAGTTTGAATAACCCCATTCTTGTCCCGCAAATACTCAGCGCCTTTAAGTTCATGCACCTTGCCTGTAGACTTTAAACCCGATGCAGTAAAACCTAGCTGGTTTGCCATCATCACTTCTAAATCGGCATAGGAAGCCGCTAAAGACACGTAGTGTTTTTTAGAGCGATAGTTATCAGCCTGTTCTTTGCTGAACAATCCCACGTCTTCCCATAGGTTAATCAGTCCAGTATTAACGTTCTTCCAGATGTCAAATATTTCTTGTAGCTCAGGGACGTTTTTAACTTGTTGCTCCGCCCATTTAATTTGCTCAATCTTGATTTGTTTTTCTCTGTTCTTGTGTTTCTTGCGGTTAGGTTCGGTTTTGTTAAAAGCGGCATCCTCCTCCATAATTTCTTTTGCACGGAGGGCACGAGCCACTTCAGCTACAAATCCTCTACCGCCACCCTTGATATGAGAGTCAATTACGTACTGGTTGTCGTTTAAACGATCTGCTAACGCCTGGCTGTTGGCTAGGTTATTTACGTCATCCCTCTGAATGATGACAGATCCATCAGAGTTTTTAATGGGAATTCCCGTTTGCAAACCGTTGCGGATAATGTTTATTGTTCCAGCCTTGCCTCTAGCCAGCAAATCAGCACGAAGCACGCCGTTTTCATCGTAAATTGGTTGGTTTTCTAAACGTTTTGCTAATGCTGAGTTGGGATCAATAAACGCTATGCGGGCTTTCATGCGTTTTTCTGGGTCTTTAAACAGATCTATAACGCTAGTAATTGTGTCCGTTAAACGCTTGCCAGCAGTTTTATTTTCAACAAGGGTTGTAAACGTACCCTGTGGAGGAGCGTTAGGAGCTAAAGATAGTTTGGCAGGAGTTTTAAGGCTCTCCCGCATATCGTTAAATAACTCTTTTTTGTCAAAGTGCCATGTTTGCTTTTCTTCAATATTAGGCAACTTGCTTTTTTCAACACCGTTTCTGCGCATTTGATCTGCAATTAAAACGTCTAACAAATTCTCATAGGCATAGTTATATTTACCCAACTTAACGGTTTCTTCATCCTCTTCCCCCTCGTCTTTACGGGTTCCATAGGGGTCGTAGTCTGGGTCTTCCCTTTTGTTTAAAGCAAAAATGTTGCCATCAACATTAGCAAGCCATTCATATGACTGCTCTAATGTGTCAGAAGTTCTCCAATTAAGTTTTTTTAACTTATCGGATGGCTTAGGAACTTCTTTGTTTGCCTCGTACCATTTGTATGCGTTTATACCTTCTTTATGATCATAAGGGCTAATGTTGTCACGCTTATCTGGATTCATGTTGGCTATGACTTTAGCGCCATCCATGATTTGTTTTTTAGCTTCTTCTGCCTCTGGGGAGTAGATGGAAAGCTTTTTCTTAACACCTAACGTGCCAGTTTTACGTGGTAAGTTTTCAGCTTGTTTTTGAATTTCATCTGGGCTAATAACTTTAGCTGCTTGTTTAAACGCTTTGGGCACTTCAGTTTGGACAATGTCACCAGTTTCTGTGGCACGCACAGATATACCTTTAGCCTTTAACCCCGTCTCTTCTATTGGTGGCTGAATGTTTCTACCGCTCCACTTGGGGTTACCATACCTACGTTGTACGTTTGGATTACTGTACATCGTAGTGACACCGTAGAAACCGTTCATTGGGGTTACCACCATTGCATCGTCAGTCTGCGAGTCGTACAAGATAAACTGTTTGCCGTCTGCATAGACACGGTTAAAGCGCTTGGAAAGGCTTTCAATGTGGAGGATGGTGTCCTCTAAGGCTTCTTTGGTAACTTCTTCTGGTCTGTGAGCCACGTCTGTCAAGGCACGCTCAAGGATGTGTTTAGCACCGTAGGCTTTGCCTCTTTCATTGCCTCTAGTACCAATTTGAAGGCGGATAGGACGTTTAGGAAGTGGAGAGTTGACTGGCATAAACCCTAAGTTACCTAGAGCATTAGGGTTCTTATCAGATGTCAGGAATGTATCAGGCTCTAGTTTATCCAAAGCAAGAGAGAAACGAATGTCTTTAGATTCTTTAGTTGGCGCTCTGTTAAACGCAGACTTGATTTGACTTGAGTCATAGACCGCAAGGTTCTTTTGACCGCCTTCTGTTACATAAAAGCCATCAAATCCAGCACGTTTAATTGCTCCCTGTGCCTCTGGGCTTTCAATCAAATTCCAAGACCCAAAACCAAACATTCGTTTTAGTCTTGCTGGGTCAGACCCAGTGCCTTGCAACATTTTTTGCATTTCTGCTGGTGTTGCGCTATCTAATACCTCTTGTATATGAGCAGGGTTTTCGTAGTCAAATGGTTTATTTGCATAAATATATGCTGGAATAATGTTTGCACGACTAGGCAATTGCTCCCTTAATACTTGGTTCATCGCATCTTCTGCTGAATCTCCAAACTCTGTAATAAGTTTATCGGCTTCTTTTGAAAATGCTGTTAACTCATCGTCAGATAAACCTTCCTTGATCTGTTTAGCCATGTAGTATTCGCTGGCATCAGTAAAGTCTTCAGCAAAACTAGGGGTTGGCGATAAGAAAATAGCGTTGGCTTGTTTAGGTTTAAACTCCGTTATGTCTTGTGCAGTGCCGTGGTAATAAATCTTTGGGCTACCGTCTTTATTGACAATCTTAGAATCGCCCTCTGGACGATTCATAAACTCTCTTACTTCTTGTGTATCAGGTGCGCTTAGGCTAAATCTTGGGGTTGCTCCTGATTCTCTGACGGTGTTTCTGAGATCAGAGACGAAGGATTCACCGAGACTGTCGAGCTGTTGTCGTAGATTGGGTCTGTCTCGTCTGCTATCTTGAAGCCGAGTGATAATCCCAGCTCCACTAGGTTCGTCTTTCCAGTCATGATATGGATACTCCGATTGTGCCCCAAACATTTCTTGGGACTCTATTGGTGAAACCTTGCTAAGAGCATCTTTAATCTCAGCAAGACCTTTCATAAAATCTTCGTCTGAAGTAAGGAATGGGTTCCCGTCTTCACCACGATAGTTAATTGTAACTAACTCAGTGTTGTTTATCTTAGTAAAACCAGCATCTTTACCAAAACGTTGTTGCAAAATTGCCAACATTTTCTTTTGTTGGGTAGGGGTGATGTCTGCGGTATCAAATTTAATCTTGTGACCCAGCTGGTTTTGTCCTAGCAACTTAGGATCTGCACGATATAGCGGCGTAGCATCCTGTTTAAACACATAGGACATGGCGTTAGCCAAATCCAACGCATCTCGTTGAGCTTCTTCTGGGTTGTCGTTAATAACCTTAACAATTAAGTTAGGGTTAACTTTAGATGCATATGCTCCAGACCCAACGGTAACCTTAACTTTACTGGTGATTCCAAGAGCATCAATCAGCTTAGGAATAGCATCAGAGTTAGCAATCTGCTTGGTAATTTTTTCTTTAAACTTGAAAGCCATCTCTTCCGCTTGACCCATTGGAGTTTCTACGGATGGGATTACTTCTCCAGTGATGTTTTGAGTACGAGCCTTAATGCTAGGAGAAGATTCTTTTAAGGCTTCTGTAATAGGCAAAGACTTAGTCTTGGCTTTCATTTGGTGAGAGTAATCACCAACGGCTTTTTCAAATGTTAATTCTCTTAATTCTTTGTCAGAGAGATCTTTCTTCCACCCTTTTTGGCGGTACAAATCAAACATAGATTTAGCTTTTTGCGTAACCCATGATGCCGCTTGTACCTGCCTTGGAACCATGCCAGCTTTTGTCGCAAGCAGACGAACCATGTTTTCAGCCAATTCATACTGAGCATCAGTAGGAGCATCTTTACCAAAGATCATGCGGGTCATGTGCAAATCAATAGTTGACCGCCCCGTGTCTTTGCCTTCCATAGCCTCCATAAGGTTGGAATAGAAAGTATTAGTCTTTCTACCGCCCCAATCTTCGCCAAAGTTTAGAAGTGCATCTACCTTCTTGTTTTCGTTTTCTGTGCCAACCTTGATTGGTCTACCTTCGGCAAACTGAGTCCAACCCTTTACTGCTTTGGTAAAGTTTGCGCTAACCTCGGTGTTAGCTGAGGTAATAGCAATAATTTGGAAGAACTTTTCGGCAAGGATGGGGTCGCCATTAAACGCACTCAGCACTGCGGCGGCTGATTTTTCATACCAATCTTTGCCTTTAATACCTTCAGCTGTGTACTGTTGTAATTTAGCAACAGCTTGTTTAACATCTTCCAAAGTCTCATCAGACTTCATACCCGCAATACGCTTGCCAACATTTTTGACCAAGTCTTGAATCTCTTGGTCTAAAAACTTAACTTGCTCAACTTTTGTGGCATCTGCTATAGAGTATTTAAAGTCTTTCTTTGAGCCAAACTTAGCGTTTTTAGCCAGCACGAGCGGACCAATCTGGATTACTTCATCGGCAGACAAGATTGGCTGGGTTGTTTTACGGTCATAGAAATAGCTATGGCGCTCTGGATCCATGCCTACTTGCGTCCACGCTGGGTCTTTTAAAGCTTTCTTTGCTTGTGCAATGGCTTGTTTTTCATTAAGCGGATTCCACTCTCCACGGATTACTCCAAACGGAGATTTGTTTGCTTCATTAGTAGCAACTTTTAAACTTTTATCCTCTGGCAATATCATCTGTGCATTTTTGACAGAAGATACGGAATCGTATACCGTAGGTTGCTGTTTGCGGTGTATAGAGTTTACCCATACTCCGTGGTCTCTATAGGCGGGAATATCTAAACGAAGATCTGTTTGTTCGCCAGCAGGAATTTCTTTGCCTTTGCCAAAATTCTCTCTTTTGTTTTTATCTAAAGCATTGACTGCTTCTTCTGTTGTGGCTGGCTGAGGAACAAAATCATACGGAGTGACTGGTTTGTATCTATTTACTAGCTTATCGTATTGAGCGGCAGTCATTTCGCCAGCCTCTACTTTTTTAGCCGCCTCAGTCAATTCTGGTACACGCTTAGTAACATCCTTGAAGTTCATGTCCAATCTACGGGTATCAGGCTTGGAGAATCTGGCGGGGTTTAGCACTTCGCCCGCTGGAGCTACTTGCTGTCTTGTACCTGATTCAATACTTCTAAAGATGCTGTCTGCGCTTTGGAATCCAGCACCAGTAAATCCATTGCGGAGAGCCTCAAACATCAGCTTGAGTTTCTCGTAGATAGCACCAATCATGCCCTCTGGAGCGCCATTCTTGTCAAAGTATCTAAATGCTTCGGCAATAGCTTCTTCTTGGATGTAGCTGTCAAAGCCAGCCAATGTCTTGTTGTCTTTCTGGTAGATCTTCTTGTACTCTTCGTACTTGCCAGTGTCTTTGATGAATTTTTGCAGCCACTCGCCCTTAGCCTTGTTGTTTAAGGCTGACCATTCATTTTCTTTAAATCCGCCAAGTTCCCTTAGCGCATGGATAGACTCATGGCGCATAGAACCCATAGGGTTAGGCTTGTCTAGGGCTACGTGGATCAGGTTATTAGCCCACATACCATCGGCTCTACCGTTTTCGATAGAATCCATGACCTTTAGACCTACGTTTTCCAAGCCAAAACGCTTCATTTCGGGCAGTAACATTGCCGCAATTTGAGGGGCACTTTCCCGAACCGCTGGATTGTATATATTAGGGTCGGATTGCTTGGCTAATTCTTCCTTTTCTTGTGCCTTTGTAGGCTCTAAAACGGGCTTAGAAGGCGCTGCTTGACCACGGCTAATAGCTCCGATAGGGGCGGCTACTAAAGCGCCTGTCAGGGCATCTCTAGCGGCAGATCCAATAACCCCCTGCATAGGATCTCTTTCAAATCCTTCTCTGGCTAAGGCTAGGTTAGTTGCGTATTGTTCTTGACCAGCTTGTAAACTTTCTGGAACAGCTTCGGATAGAGCAGCCATTCCTGCTCTTGGTAGCATCCTAGCGTTTAAACGAGTTGCAACGCCAGGCGTTACCAAACTCTCCGCTCCGTATCTACCAGCAATAGCACCTAATCCCGCTCCTAAAGCAAGCTGGGGAGCGTTTTCCGCTGAATATGCCTGTGCTTCGGCAGCCCTTGCAGCCGCTACTTCTGGGCTTTCGCCAGCAGCCTCAAGCTCTCGTTTAACGTTTTCGTAGATAGAGCCTTTTACTATACCAACACCTTGTGTTGCACCTATACCCGTGTTTACTGCCCTAGCACTAGGCACAGCCAATCCGACACCTCTGGCTACAGCGCCCAAGCCGCCAGCCGCCACATAAGGGGCAAAAGAACCTGTTGCCTGCGCAATGGATTGGATCGGGGCTTCGGTTACACCGCCTAAATAGGCTTTGATTTCTTCAAGAGTACTACCAGATTTAACGGCTTCATCTATGATTTGTTGCCGTCTTTGCATTTCTTCAATGCGTTGCGGTCTATATTGTTTTCCCAGTCTTTCTTGAATACCGCCAAGATACTGGGAAGCCACGTTATCTGCCCCAGCTACATCGGTTAAAGACTTACCTGCTCCAACAACACCTTGTTTAAACGCAGTGGCAATATCGCCTAGGTTGCTGGTGTTTTGTTTTATTTGCTTTTCTTCGGTAATTCTAGCGGCAGTGGCTCTAATTACAGACGGGTCTGTATTGTCTGGGAACTCTAATATAGTCCCATCAAAGAGTTCTGCATTAATTGGCATAGTTATCCAGCTATTTGCTTACCTTTTGCATCAAACCTCATTGTATTACCTTTTGGTTCGCCTGCGGGTTCTTCTCCATAAGCACGTCTGTATAAATTTCTTGCCGTTGAACCGTTAAGAATTTTGTCTTCGGCAGCAGCCCTTGCTACTGGATCAGCCGACAAGAGTGGATTCTTATCCAACGATTTCATGGCATTGTTAATATGGGTTTCATATTGATTAATAGCAATTTTTTGTTGTTCAGTGCCATATTTTTTAACATCCAGCTCATATTGTTGTTGTTTCATGGCACGGTTGTAGGCTGCATTTTGCTTTGCAATATCTTCTGCGCCCTGATAACGGGTAGCAAGCAACAGACTCTTATCTAAAGCTGCTTGTTCAGCGCCACGTTGTTTTCTAGCCTCACCCAACTGTTGAACGCCAGCTAAAGCGCCTTTACCAATATTCTCAAATGCATATTGAGATGTACCGCCAAGCATTCCTAAGCCAGCAGTAAGCAAAGCCATGTTTTTATCGTCAGCTCTTTGCTTTTCAATAGCCGCTTCACGAGCCATCATTTTTTCCATGTACTGGTCACGGCGAGATTTAGGAGTTTCTGCGGTTTTTGTTTCTGGAAGCGGACGACCTGTAGTCTGGTCATTCAGTAAAGCGTCCAAGGTGCCAGCACGAGTAGAACCCATAATCATTTCATCTGGAGTAAAACCAGCTTGAGGAATTGTTGGTGCGGCAGAGGCTTGTTTTTGTGCTTCTTTTTTAGGTTGTTTAGCCGTAGATCTACTACGATATCCACTAAATAACTTTTCTCCCGTCATTGGGTCTATTACGTATTCATCAATTTCGGGAGTGATGGGAATGCCTAAGTTCGTGTAAACGTCATCAAACCCGCCCATTGTGCCACCTACTTGAAAACGCTTAACTTCTCCGCCTTCGGCTAAGTTAACGCCACGAATGTAACCCTGAGTTTCTTTTGGCAACCT